AGATTATTCTTCACAAGAGTTAAATGTCATAGCTTATGGTAGCAAAGATCCAGTTTGGATAGAAGCACTAAAGAATGATCAAGATCTACACTCCACGTGTGCCGAGCTAGTTTATGGTGAACAATGGTTAACAAGTGGAGAAGATAATTGCGCTTATCTTAAACGTAAAGCTAAGTGTAATTGTCCTTCACATAAAAAACTTAGAACAAATGTCAAAACTATTAATTTCGGGCTTGCTTATGGGATGGGGCCTAATAAGCTTAGTGATACTCTTAATATTGACTTGGAAGCAGCTAAAAGACTCATCGAAAAATACTTCGAAGCGTTCCCATCAATCAAAGGATTCTTAGATAAGCTAGGTAACTATGGTAAAAAGTATGGGTACATTAAAACATTTCCTCCTTATAATAGGAAGAGATGGTTTAGTAGTTGGTATCCAAAGATTTGGAACAACAAGTCATCAATGATGGAGCTTGGTAGTATAGAGCGTGCTAGTAAGAATACGCCTATTCAAGGTGCATCTGCTGATATGACTAAGCGTGCATTAGTTTTAATGCGTGATTATATTAAAGAGTTTAATTTACCTATTAAAATAGTTATGACTGTTCATGATCAAATAGATACTATATGTAAAGATGAGTATGTAGGTGCATGGATAATTAAAATGAAAGAATTAATGGAAGATGCAGCATTAGAAATAGTAACTAATGGTTTATTAAAAGCTGAGGTAACAGTCAGTAATTGTTGGGAAAAATAAGTATTACGAAGGGACGGGCATAAAGGCGCTTTTGCCAAACAGTTAATACTCTTGTCCGTCCCGGAGTAAATTAAAATTAAATATTATGGATGAATTAGTAAAAAACTTAATTGACGAATGTAAACGAGATCAAGAGTTAGAGAAAATATATAAAGCTACTCATATTGAATTTGATAACTATTTTAAGTACAGTGGTGAGGTTGAGCCTTATCAAGCATTAATTAGTTGTTATAAATATAGTAGCGACAATTTTAAATCTGGAAACCAATTACATGAACAATTTATAAAAACACAAGAATATGAAAAATTATGGGAAAACAACAAGGGGAACTCAGGTAGATTCTCTAAAGCAATTGAAGCCTACTATTGGGATGAAGCAAAAGACAGTTTATGGAGCGATTAAAAAACTAGATAAAGCTACAAATAGAATGATAGCTAAATATTTAGGTTGGGACATAAACAGGGTAACAGGCAGAGTAACAGAACTAGTTGGTTTAGGGATGGTTACAAGTGATGGGACACATAAAGATAAAGAAACTAATAGAACTGTTACATTATGGAAAGCATTGTGACTCAGCAAATTAACCAGATAAGAGATATAGAGCAAAGAAAAGCTCTTAACTCTTGGGCTAACCAAGGGTTTGTAGGGTCTGTTATAGCAGGTACAGGCTTTGGTAAATCTAGGTGTGGTGTATTAGCAGTAGAACACGCACTTAAAAATGGGGGTAATGCATTAATACTTGTACCTACTGTACAGCTGCAAGAGCAGTTTATAGAAGAGTTTGAGAAATGGGGGGTAGACAGTACTAATGTAGAAGCTATGTGTTATCAAAGTGCATATAAACTAATTGGTAAACATTATGATATAGTAGTATGTGATGAGGTACATTTAGGTTTATCGCCTGAATATCGTAAGTTTTTTAAATATAATACTTATGATAAGCTTTTATGCATGACTGCTACACTACCAGAAGAGTTAGAGTATAAAGATTTATTAGAAAAGATTGCACCTACAGCATATAAGATTACATTAGATAAATGTGTGCAACTAGGTATAGTTAGTCCTTATACAATAACATGTGTACCTGTAACTTTAACTGCAGATGAGAAAGTAGCATACAAAAAAGCTAATAATAGCTTTGTACAATGGAAGTATATGCTTGGTCAGTTTAATGCGTTTGAAAGCGCACAAGAGATTATGCGTAATAGAAATGCTACATCTGGAGATAAACAAAAAGCTATTATGTTTTATAGAGCAATTAGAATGCGGAAACAAATTGTAGATTTTGCAGAGAATAAGATAAACAAGTTTAAAGAGATATACGAGCTTAATACAGATAAAAGAATCCTTGTATTTAGTGGTGCTAATGATTTTACAGATAGACTATGTAATTCTATCAAACCTAATGCAATGTCTTATCACTCTAAAAAGACTAAAAAACAAAAAGAACTAGCACTAGAATCATTTAAAGATGGGTCAATAAATGTGTTGTGTTCTACTAAAGCTCTTAATCAGGGCTTCGATGTACCCGATGCAAATATGGGTATAATATGCGGAATTACTAGTAAATCTTTGTCTATGATACAACGTGTAGGTAGACTAATAAGATTTCAAGAAGATAAAATTGGAGAGATTATAATATTGTATGTAGCTGATTCTCAAGAAGAAAAGTGGCTAAAAAATGCAGTTAAAAATCTTAAAAATATTATTTGGAAATAACTATTTAAAAAATTTGTATACTATGAAAAATACTATTATATTTGTATCGAGTTTAGGCTTGAGTATAAATTATTCTTTTACACCCTTTTACTGCCAATGAAAGTAGATATAGATTTTGAAGTTTTAGAACAGACAGGAATGTCTGCAGATGATTTTCTTTATTTATACTTATTATATAAAAAAGAATACGAATATATACCCAATCTTAATCTTAAACCAAATTTAGACAGATTACAATCTGATGGATATATTAAGTTAGGTGAAACATCTGATCAACATTTTATTAGACAAGAGTTTATAGACCTCTTTTCTTCTGATTTTGATCAGATGTTTGCTGAGCTTATAGGAACATATCCTTTAAAGGTCAATTCTCCCGGTCGAGGAGTAAGAGTGTTACACTCTAAGGATCCAAATGCAAAATCAAATCTAAAATCTAAGCTAAGATATGAGAGAATAGTAGGAGATAAATTATATAAGCATAAACATATTATGAAATGCTTAGATAATCAACTACGAATAGAAAGAGATAGTCTTGGGTATTTGCAAAATTTAGAAACATGGATTAATAACCATACTTGGGAAAAGTATGAAAACTTAGACGAAAATGACACAAGAGAAACTACCACACGAATTACAAGATCCCTTTAAAAATAGCGGCTTTAAGAGTATAAAAAAAGCTATTAGTGCATCGTTACATCAAGTGACAGATGGCATGAAAGGGCAAAGACGAGTATATCCTACTAAATGGGCTAGGCTAAACAAAAATTTACTTGGAGGTTTACAACCAGGTAAAATGTATGTAGTAGCAGGACGTCCAGGTGTAGGTAAATCAGCATTTAGTAATCAATTAATATTTGATTTACTAGATAACAATAGAGGTAAAAATCTATTAGTATTATATTGGAGCTTCGAGATGCCAGGCTATCAGCAGATTATGCGTGCTGGTGCTAAAGGTACAAGTAAAGAAGTAAGTGACTTACTATCTGTAGAGCAGAAATTGGAACAAAATGCCTATGAAGCATTTAAGAAAGAAGTTTTAAAATATGCACACTACCCTATATATTTTAATAATGTCCCTAGAGATATGGAGTTTATTAAAAAAGCTAACATAGACATTACAAACAAAAAACCTGATCATACTATTATTAATGTATTTGACCACTCTAGACTTATCTTAAGCGATAAAGAACACGAGTTGCAAAAACTTAATGAAGTATCTAAAGGTTGTATGTGGTTACAAGCTAAGATGGGGAGTATAAATATATTGCTGTCACAATTAAACCGTAACATAGAGCAAGAACACCGTGCTAAAGCACAGTATCAGCCATTGCTTACAGACTTGTTTGGCGGTGACAGTATAGGTCAGGATGCGCATGTAGTTATGATGCTGCAAAGACCAAATGATCTATATGGGATAACTGATAAGTATTGCGGGGAGAACCCTGTAGGATTATTAGCATTGCATGTAGAAAAAAATAGAGATGGCTTATTAGGTATGATACCTTATGAAGCTGAAATGTCAACCTTTACAATAAACGAAAGATAATATGAAATACGGAGAATATAAAAGCAGAAAAGAATGTGCTAAATACATAATCACAGAACTAGAAAGAACTATTAAACTTATGGGGGATTCAGATGGATTACAATCAAGTTTAGAGATGTTTAAATCTCCTAGAGCTAAGAAAAAAGATTTAATTAATAAAAAGCAAGAAATAATAGAAAAGTATAAACTATGAAATTGTTTAAAAAGAAACTAGATCAAAACGAAAAACTAATTAAAAATATAGAAAACTATGAGCAAAAAAAGAAAGCTGAACAGCAAAAATCCAAAGTACTGGGACAAAAGCCAGTTAAACGAGCAAGAAGAAAAGAAAAGAGTACACGCTTGCACAACTCCTAACGGATGTAAAGTGTACGCAGTGTGGTACAAATAAAATTATTAAAAATGAATTGGAATAGTAAAACAAAACAATGGACAGAGCTTAAAAGTTTATCTGTTATTAAATTAGCTGTTATAGCTAATAAATTAAAAAGTAAAAGAATGTCAGTAAAAAATATAGCTGAGGTTCTTGATAAAAGTGAAAGTAGAATTAGAGAATACCTTAAAAATGAATAAAACTATGGAGTTACCAACTAAAAAGGTAAAGGCTAGCCGTAAATCGCCTAAAAACATGATAATATATGGTCCACCTAAGA